AGACCTCGTACGAACGGATAGTGAGAATGTATCACAGGCTTCCATTGCCACATCTTGGTACAAGAAACAAGATCCAGAAGATATCATATGGTGTTTGATATCCACTAACTTACCTGACTGGATTAATCTTGCAATGGGTCCACCCACAGGCAATCCTCCGGTTACAAATCGGTATAGAGATCCATTCGAAATAGAAATGTATCGTTACCTCAAATGGCGCGACGATAGTGGCGTCTGGGGTGGCTCGTAAACCCTGTTCCACACCTGTTCCATATCACCCCCGTCGCAGGGCGGTGTCAATTCCATCTGGAACACATCTGGAACGAACTCCAACGAGACGAATGGCCGAAGGCCACCGCCGAATAGGCGGATGAGTCTGTTTAAATTTAAAAAAAAAATTAAAAAAAAAGATTTGATCAGATTTATTTTCTTTTTTTGATAAATAACAAGATGGCCCCTCTTCTATATGATGGCCAAAAAATGGGATTTGACGTCACTATACCGTGCACTCAAATTCTTTATGATGACTTGATCGTCAAGATGAAAGGTTATTTCAAGAAGTGGGTTTTTCAGAAGGAAACTTACGAAAACGGTGATCACCATTGGCAAATTCGTGGATGGTTGATTCACAAAAAAACATGTAAAGCATTGTTCAAGGAAGTTATTCCAAACATTCCTGGTCATTGGTCCATGACTTCATCTACAGTACATCTTGGACCAAAATCTTTCAACTATGTTATGAAAGAAGATACTCGTGTCGAAGGCCCATGGAAGGATACTGACATTATGCCGGAACGCCCACCTTTGACATGGCAACTTGAAGAATTTATGACTTACGAGTTACGTCCATATCAACAGTTTATCTTTGATCGTACACAAATTCGAGATATGAGACATATTAACATTGTCTATGATCCATCCGGACATTGTGGAAAATCACTATTTTGTGAATTTCTGGAATATCAAGGTGTGGCATTTGAATGTCCACCGTTTAGATCTATGGACGATATGATGGAGTTTGTGCATGGTTTTCCTGCACAAAGTTGTTATATGATTGATATGCCGAGGGGCATGAAGAAAGACAAGTTGGGTGAATTTTACAGTGGAGTTGAAATTCTCAAAAACGGTGTAACTTGGGATACTCGTTACCACGGTAAGAAACGGAGAATGAATAGACCAAACATTTGGATATTCACTAATACACTTCCAGTAATGGAACTTATGTCTGTTGATCGATGGAATATTTACACTATCGATACCAACACTTGGGAAATGAAGGATTATGTTCCACAATCTTAGAAATCCTGAAAATCTTAATTCTCTATAAAAGAAATATATGGACCCTGTATTGTAACAGGCCGCACGGCCGCCAGGGTCCTCCCGTAGGATCACCGAAGAATTTTTTTTAAAATTTATTTGTACGACCAATTTTTTTTTCTATTTAAAAAATAAAATGCCAAATGTTCGGTTTGGAAAATCCAGAGTCTCTTCTTATAGAACTCGCACTCGTACTTCTGCTAATGCTGCTCGTGCCAAAGCACGCAAGACGTTTGCTCCCGTCAAACGCATCCGACGCACTAACAAACGTGCGCCGATACCTGTCAAGAACTACAAGTCGATTACCGCGCTCTCAAGAGCTGTCGCCAAACTCCAGCAACAACACTGGGGAGACTTACAGTACCAACGACAATCCTGTCAACTCGTAAGCGATGGTGCAGGCACTTCCGAAGGTCCAACGGTGTCGTCACCCATTCTGTTTGCTGTCAACAATTTTCATGACACAGCTCCATTATATTTGGGAACTATCGGAGTTACTGCACCAGGTGAGTGTAGTTTCAAATACCCCGATGACAGTCTTGGCCCGACCAATCCTATATTCTGGGCCAAAGACAATTTGTCAACCGCTGGTCCATCTATATTGAATAAACACAATTGGATGGTAAAGACAAATACTGATCTCGTCAATGCTATTCAGTACAAACCAGTCAGTTGTTATTACGTTTTCAAGGTTAGGGTTCCACTTAATCCTCTTACGAATCCTATATATTTCAAGTTTACTTGGTTGAAAACAAGGAAAATGGGACTTGAAACTGACGAACAGGCATATCAATTGCCCCTTGCACTTGGTGCATACAATTCTCTCATGGTTTCCGACCTTGCCGCACGGCGATTCCTCTCTAAAAAGTATCATCATGTTCTCCAAGAGAAAGTTGTCAAATTCGACAACAAGGACATTCCAGGCGGTATGGGTTATCAAGCTGGTATTACCGCGAAGGATACTACCGTAGTTTCAAAGACTGTCACAATGAAACATCAATTCGGTCCCCGAGACCTCGTACGAACGGATAGTGAGAATGTATCACAGGCTTCCATTGCCACATCTTGGTACAAGAAACAAGATCCAGAAGATATCATATGGTGTTTGATATCCACTA